AGGAAACAATATGTTCAGTGTTAAGTATCAGTTATTTTTAAATGATATTGCGTTTAATCTTGGTTATGCAGGTATCCTAAACTATGCGATGACAAAGAGATACTTAGAAGATATTAACTTTGCACTCACAACTGAAAAACAAATAAGATTTAATCAAAGGCAAGATCGTTTATACATGGATATGGACTTCTCAGCCATGAGCGTTGATGATTTTTTAGTGATTGACTGTTTTAGAATTATAGATCCGAATGATCATACAGGTGTATATAATGATTACTTTTTGAAGAGATATCTAACTGCTTTGATGAAAAGACAGTGGGGACAAAATTTAATTAAGTTTCAAGGTGTCAAATTACCCGGCGGTGTAGAGTTGAATGGCAGACAAATATATGAAGATGGGCAAAGGGAGTTGGACGTGATAAGGGAACAGATGTCAAATACTTATGAGTTACCTCCTCTCGATTTTATAGGATAGTGATATGGTTCTCAATCCCTTTTTTCAACAAGGATCAACTAGCGAGCAGAACCTAGTTCAATCTTTAATAAATGAACAACTTCAAATTTATGGAGTGAATGTTCATTACATGCCAAGAAAATACGCTAATAGCAATACAATAATCAAAGAGGTCATCGAATCAAAGTTTGATGATGCGTATCCGATTGAGGCTTACGTTGAATCTTTTGACGGATATGGAGAGAATCCGACACTTTTATCAAAGTTTGGTATTCAGGCAACAAACGAACTTACGCTAACGATATCAAGAGATAGATTTGAAACTTATATTTCACCTCTGATGAAAAATGAGGAGAATGTGAGGTTATCAACTCGACCAAAAGAGGGTGATTTAATTTACTTTCCATTAGGTGATCGTTTATTTGAAATTAAATATGTTGAACACGAACAACCATTTTATCAACTAAAGAAAAATTACGTATACACTCTTCGTTGTGAACTCTTCCAGTATGAGGATGAAATTATTGACACAGGTGTTGATGAAATTGATGATACACTTGCAGCAACAGAAGGTGCAGACGGTGAGGATTTCATCATAGGTGGAACACAAGTTCTTACATTAGTTGGAACTGCGTCAAGTGCATCTGCTGTTACAACTGTTGTGAATGGTGGTATTCAATTCTTTGATATAACAAATCGCGGGCGAAATTACACGTTTGCTCCAAGAGTAGCGATATCGTCTGCACCAACAGGTGGTGTGACTGGTATCGCAACTGCGAATCTCCGTGGTGGTATTGTTGTATGCACAGGTGCTGCTGATCCCGGAAACCAAAAAGCGAGTGTTGTTCAAAGTATTAATTTAATTAATCCCGGATCTGGATACACATCAGGCCCAACTGTACAGATATTTGGTGATGGCGTGGGTGCTGCAGCCACCGCAAATATGGCGAATGGAACAATTGGTATCGTAACAATAACTGGTGGTGGTTCTGGATATACAACTACACCTACAATTACGTTCACAGGATTATCAACAGTATCTGCTGCTGCAACTGCGATCGTCTCAACTGCTGGAACAATAAGTGCGATTCATATTACTAACGCTGGTGCTGGTTACACAACACCTCCAACCATCGCGATTGCTCCTCCTGCAGCTAGTGATGCAGTAGGTAACTTCCAGTTCAATGAGATAATCACAGGTGGAACAAGTGGAGCAACTGCAAGAGTTAGAGAATGGAATAGTGTAACAAGTGAACTCAAGATATCAAATGTCGAGGGAGTATTCCTTAGAAAAGAAACAATTACTGGTGGATCCTCTAATGCAGTCCATACGATAAGACTTATCGATCTTACTAATTTTGATGATGGATTTGGTGATAATGATAATTTTGAAACTGAGGCAGATGCAATATTAGACTTCTCAGAGGGTAATCCCTTTGGACAACCATAAATAACTTGGTATAGGTGCAAAAATGTTTGAGTATTTTTACAACGAAATATTTAGAAAGACAATTATCTCTTTTGGTACGTTGTTTAATGATATCTCAATTAAGCATACGGATTCGGATGGAAATAAATCAACAAGCAAAGTTCCACTCGCATACGGGCCTATTGGTAAGTTTTTAGCGAGATTAGAGCAATCACCAAATTTAAATAAATCAGTTGCGATGACACTTCCAAGAATGTCATTTGAATTTACTGGTTTAACATATGATCCAACAAGAAAGGTCACAACAACACAACAGATAACAGTTAAAGATCCAGACACAGAAACTACAACCAAAAAAGTATTCATGCCTGTGCCTTATAATATGCAATTTGAATTGAATATTATGTGTAAGTTAAATGATGATGCTCTACAAATTGTCGAACAAATCTTACCATTCTTTCAACCATCATATAATTTAACAGTCAATTTAGTTTCAGAAATAAACGAAAAGAGAGATATACCAGTCGTATTAGAAAACGTATCTTTTCAAGATGAATATGAGGGAGACTTTACATCAAGAAGAGTTTTATATTACACACTAAGATTCACCGCAAAGACATATCTATTTGGCCCAGTTTCCTCCGCTACTACAGATATTATCAAAGGCGTGTCTGTTCGCTATCTTGCTGGTGGTGCGAAGAGCACAGAGAGAGATGTTACATACTCCATCAAACCAAGAGCGATCAAGGATTATACAGGTGATGTGGTCACTAATTTGGCTGAGGATATTGATGCGACACAGAAGACATTTACAGTTGATGATACCACAAATATTAAGGATGAATTCTATATTGTTATAGATAATGAAGAGATGTTAGTAAAATCTATTTCCGCATCTACCAGTAAAATCACGGTTCAGAGAGGAAAAGATTCTACACTTGCGACATCACACGTCAGAGGAACAGACATTAAAGGCATTGACTACACTGATAATTCAGATGGAGATGGTGTGGATAGTGCAATTATTCCGATGGGTGACGACTTTGGATTCAGTGGTACAATTACATGAAAACCTCAAAATTTGATGACCTAAACGATGCTTTCAATGTAGAGACAGATATTGTTCCTGCGGAAACCACGAAAGTTCAGAAAAAGGAAGTCAAATCAAACGGTGATCATATTCAAAAAGATTATGAATATACAAGAGGTAATTTATACAGCATCATAGAAAAAGGACAAGAAGCAATAAATGGAATATTAGAATTAGCACAAGAGAGTGAGATGCCAAGAGCATATGAAGTTGCTGGACAATTAATAAAAAGTGTCTCTGATGCAACTGACAAGTTAATGGATCTACAGAAAAAACTCAAAGATGTAAATGAGGAAGAAAAATCAAAAGGGCCATCTACAGTCAATAATGCATTGTTTGTTGGATCAACTTCTGAACTATCAAAGATATTAAAATCTGGACTTAATAAGGAGAATAAATAAATCAGGGAGAGGAATCCCGAAGTAATATTTTACTCATAAAATGTCGGAGAAATTACCGTCTTATGAAGATTTTATTGTAGATCCAAAAAATCTTCCATCAATAGACGACCTTATAATTGAAGAAAAGTTACCTTCAGTGGATGATTTCATCGAACCACCAAGGCCTGAAGAGGAGATAGCAGATTTAATTAATGCCGACTCTGCTGACTATGATTTTAGTTCTGTTGGAGCAGGTAATACAGCAATTGATACTGGCCCTTGCTCTATCGAAGAGAAACAAGATTTAACAGAGATAATACGTCTGATAAGTGACGTAAGAAAAGATATACCAGAGATACCAGAAATCAAATATTATGATGATGAACTTAAATCAATAATTGAAAGAATAGAAGGAATACCTGAAGTTAAACATTATGATAAAGATATAGAAGCTGTTTGTCAACAGATAGATTATGTAAAGGAGGAAATAAAAGAGTTACCAGAACCAAAATATTATGATGATCAAGTTGCATCTATTGAAGATCGTATCAGTAATCTTCAAGAAGATCTAATTAATATTCCCGTTGTCAAATATTATGATGAAGAAATAAAAGCGATATGTCAACAGATTGATCAAGTTAGATCCGAAATACCAAAGTTTCCTAAGTGGGTAAATGAGGTTAATGAGGTTCCTGATTTTTCATGGATAGGCAAAACATTTAGTGTAATCGA